GTTGAACATATGTCAAAGCAATAGAACTAGTCTTACGACGATACTTGCCTGCTATACGAATGTTCAAATTAACTTCATAGCCCAGACTTACCTTAGACAAAGAAACACGATCATTCAACATTTTCTCAATACCAATCATAGCTAACTTGCCTAACTTATGCGTGCCAGCATTAGCAATCGCATCACCATACGCTTGATAAAACTTTGTCAAATTCATCTTTTTCTTAAAAGTAAGAATGACTTTACGAATAACACCAGGATCAATAGTAATAGGACTAGTCTTAGCAGCACCTAACAAATCACGACCACTAATAGGTTTCCGAGTGATCGATTCATTATTTTCAATAGACTTAACCTTAAAATCTGGAGCTAACTGACCAACCAAAAATGGAGTATAAGTAGGATTATCATTCAAATCCTTGGGAATAAAACAATTGCCACTGCCGAAATAAACCTTTCCAATAACTGGATTATTTTGAATATCCGTCGATTGATCATGCGATGGATTATCAGAAGCAGCAGTACGATTTTGCACAGCCAAATCGCCATACACCAGCATATCGATCATAAACTGAGACGCATCAATAGTAGCACACCAATCAACATTTACATCGCCAGCAATAGTAACCAACTTAGCCAATCGTACCTTCTGCAAAATCATATTGGGATAAGTGTCCAACTTTGCCTTTAAAGACTCTTCAAGCTTATTAGAAATAGTAAGGTACGTTTCGGTGCTAACAAGATTGACAGCTTGCCCTGACTCGCCAGTGGAAGTGACAGTGGGATAATAATAAAACTCGATCTTATAAGCATAATGGGTACCAGCCCACGCAAAACCCTCGTCCCAACGAGGAATTGCGTAGCCAAACTGCGCAAACAATTCCTTAACAATAGCACGACAAATACCCTGAGACATTTGTCGAATAGGACAAGTTCCCATTCCAACATAAACACAATTATCATCTTCAACAACACCGCCACATTCGTATTTCTGAACAGTTCCATCAATCGCAAACTTATTCTGACGAACCCGTTTACCGGTATAAGACTTCTTCTTATATGTATTACGACGTACCTTTCCACGGCCACGTTTACGAATTCTTCGAACGCCAATAGGACGTTTAGCAAATTTAATCTTCCGTTTCACAGAAGCCAAACTGCCCATAGAAACAGATCTAACACGCTTCGCTCGAGTTCTTTCAGGCATTTCAATTTGCATATCTTCGTCCTGACGAGGAGTAGTAGGAGGCATATTAATATTTTTTTCAGAAATAACAGTTCTTTGAGAAGGAGCACCGCCATATGGTAAAACAATATGGCCTCCTTGTCGAATCAAATCGACATATCCTGCTCCAGCATGCAACGCGGCTGTTGCCAAAACGCGCTTAAAAGGCGTAAGATTATCCAAATAATTGTCAGGATTCGGGAATAGACTTTCCATTTTATTTTCATAAAAAAGTCTTTTTTTTTTGGGTGAGCCATTAAGTGAGCACAGAGTGAGCACAGAAGAGAGGGGTGAGCCGCCTTATAGTAAGTAATACTAGGCGGCTCCTGATGTACAAAAATTTTTTTTTGACATCACACTCTGGCTCAACGGATTTCATCCAGACCACTGCGTGGAGCATCTATGCATTCTCTCCGAAGAATGCATAAGTCTTGGGGCCAAGACTGTGTAACCACAGTCTTTTATCGCCCCCAACATAAACCCCCACGCGTTTATATGTTGTGTTCTGATGTACTACACTTAACCTTAACCTTAAAGGTTATAAAATAAAAGTCCTGAGCACAGACTTACCTTGATCAATATATAAACAAAGTAAATAACGGATCATTAAATCATTCATGGGATGCGAACGATCAATCAAGCTCGATACTGGATCCTCACGATCCCGACTGCTGACTGGTCAGTACCAGCGGAACTTCCACCAGCCATTGCTTGGCTCCGCGGTCAACGAGAGATTGGCGACGAGACCGGATATGAACATTGGCAATTATTCGTCTCGTTCAGAAAGAAGATCCGGCTTGGGGGAGTCAAGAGTTATTTTACTAACTCCACCCACGCCCAGCCCACAAGATCCGAGGCCGCCGAGGAATACGTTTTCAAGGAGAATACGGCCGTCGCCGGTACAAGATTCGAGCTCGGTGCGAAGGTCTTTAACCGAAGTCTTCCGAAGGATTGGGAACGAATCCGAGAATTAGCGAAGACAGGTCGAGCGGACGAAATCGATGCCGAAACTTTTATGAAGTTGTATCCAACAATTCGACGAATCGAGAAAGACTACATGGTAAAGCCCGCCGATTTGGACGACGTGTGCGGTGTGTGGATTTGGGGGCCACCAGGGGTGGGGAAATCAAGAAAAGCGCGAATAGATTTCCCTAGTGCCTACGACAAAACTTGCAACAAATGGTGGGATGGTTACAAGAACCAAGACAACGTGTTAATCGACGATCTCGATCTGAACCACGCTGTACTCGGTCATCATTTGAAGATTTGGGCCGATCGATATGCGTTCATAGCAGAAAACAAAGGTGGAGCGATCAACATTCGTCCAAAGAAGATTATAGTAACTTCGAACTATCCAATCGAAAGAATCTTCGAAGAGCAAGCATTACAAGATGCAATCAAACGCAGATTTATTGTAATAAACTTGACATTCTAAGCATGAGGTTGAACATATGTCAAAGCAATAGAACTAGTCTTACGACGATACTTGCCTGCTATACGAATGTTCAAATTAACTTCATAGCCCAGACTTACCTTAGACAAAGAAACACGATCATTCAACAT